CTTGCTGACCTTGTTGGCCTTGCACCATGCTGCAACCCGCTGGCGCAGGCCGTAGTTGCCTTCGCCTGCCATGTAGACCACGACACCGTGCTTGGTTCGTTTGCCGTTCCACTCCATGCCTGCGGCAATGCGGCAAGCCATGTCTAAAGTGAAAAACGTCTTGCCGCTTCCAGAGTCGCCAAACACCATCGCCACGCTGCCTTCCGGCAACCATCCCTTAATGACCCACTTGAGTGGGGCGGGCTGGTCAAGAAAAGACGTGGCTCGGGTAAAGAAGTATTCCTGCGTACCGGCCTTGACTGCTGACAGGATTGCATCGGCAGCATCAGACCCGATTGCGGCAGATGCGGCAAGGTCTGTATCTGGCTCGTACCTTGAGACTGAGCGCACAATCTGAGACAGCTCAGACGATGGCAACGGGATTTCGCAGCGTGTCTCGTTGGCAATGGACAAAGCAGCATAGATTTCGGCTTCGGTCATGCCGTAGCGCCGCATGGCCCCGCCTAACGCCGTCAGGCCGTTGTTGCGACTGCCTTGGATCAACCCGCCAGACTGCTGCTGATTGCGAGCTGCTGGCTTGCGCAAGTTGCGGTAGGACTCCATCCATTGGTCTGGCACTTTGAACGGCCCAATGCCGTCAAATGGGTCGCTGGATGCCTCCCACTCATATCGCCTGCCCTCGATGGTTGATGGGTAAGCCACAAAGTACCGACCATCGGCCAGCAGGTCAATGCCCTCGCCCAGCTTGCATGACCTGATCTCATCGTCGTAAATGGCAATGTGATGCTGACCACCGCCTGCGGTCATCTGCATGGCCGAGTTTTCTGGCACAGAGCCGTTTTTCTCCGTCCACGCAAACCACGAAGCATCACCACCATTTCGCGGATCAATGTCAAAAACAACAATCCCCGACTTGGCCCCTGCCGCAATGCCGATGTTGTAGTCTGGGTTCGTTGCCCACCACTTGCTGATCTGCTCAATGTCGGTGGTCGCGTCATTTACCCCGTGCTGCGTGGCTGGAATCTTTCCGCCTGGCACAACGGGCAAGACGTACCAGCCCCATGAGGCGTAGGCAATCGCCGCTTCAGCCTTGGTTGTCATGGGCGGCATCCCTGTGCGTCAGATAGTCCGAAAGCGCCTTGACCGTCTCATACAACGGAGTGGCGTCGTCTTGCATCAGCCGATAAACCGTGGCCGGATGAACACCCGCCGACTGAGCCACCCGCTTGAGGTTGGCATCTTGCAGCCGTTGCTTGATCTGCTCCAAAGTCATCATTTCTTGCACCCATGAAAAAAAAGTTGCGAAAGTGCTTGCATCCTAGCACCAATGCCGCTACAGTTCAACTCATGCGCTGAACAGATGTTCTGAAGAGCGCAAAACAGGAGAAACAGAAATGACCACCGCAACCCGCTGCCCTTACTTCAACAACCTGAACACCGGTTCGTTCATTACCAACTTTCACGAAGTCATCATGGCCGCCATCGCAAACGGCGGCGTCTTTGACGAGGACTACGCTGACATTTTTGTTTTGGCGAAGACCCCTGAAGGCTCGCGCTGCGAATACGTTCTCAACTTTGCCTAACACCATGAAACACCTCTTCATCCAACTCGTCCAAGCCACCCTAGCCGCCGCCATCATCGGCGCACCGCTGGCTTACTACTTCATCTTTGTGATGAAGCCCTAAACGGCCAATGAGTTTTTGTCAATGTTGACAATGACTTACGCACAAAAATTGAGCCAAAACAACTTAATCGGCCCCTAATGCTTTACCGCCGCCGGTCGGTCACCGGCATCTACCAACGCCAAACCGGAGAGAACCCAACATGGCTATTTCACTCAAAACCACCAGCGGCCTGTCGGCCAACGGGGTCAAAGTCTTGGTCTACGGCCAAGCAGGGGCAGGCAAGACCAGCCTCATCAAGACGCTGCCAGCGCCCGTGGTGCTGTCAGCGGAGGGTGGTTTGCTGTCCATTCAGGACGCTGACCTTCCGTATTTGGAGATCACCTCAATGGCCGACCTGATAGAGGCCTACGATTGGCTTTCTAGCGGAGACGCTAAGAAGTTCCAGAGCGTTGCCCTTGACAGCATCTCAGAGATTGCAGAGGTCTGTTTGAACGGCGAGAAGAAGATCGCCAAAGATCCGCGCCAAGCTTACGGTGCCATGCAGGAACAGATGGCCGAGATAATCCGCGCCTTCCGAGACTTGCCTGGCAGGCACGTTCTGATGACCGCCAAACTGGAGAAGACCGCCGACGAAATGGGTCGCATCCTGTATTCGCCCAGTATGCCGGGCAACAAGACCGGCCAAAGCCTGCCTTACTTCTTTGATGAGGTGCTTGCGCTTCGCGTTGAGAAAGACGCCGACGGCGTAAGCCAGCGTGCCCTGATGTGCGACTCTGACGGACTTTGGATTGCCAAAGATCGGTCAGGCAAGTTGGCAACGTGGGAAGCACCCGACCTCGGCGAGATTATCAAAAAGATCGGTGGTCAGACATGAGGCCCATGCGCGAGATAGCCGCTGAATGGGCGGCTGAAAAGGAGGTCGAGCGTCAGGCCATCGAGAACCGCCGCCGCCTCGAGGATGAGATGGTCAAGAATTTTGGCCTGCTGCCTGATTTGGATGGCACCGTGTCAAAGGACGTTGACGGTTACGTCATCAAGATCACGGGTCGCATTGATCGCAAGGTTGATGCCGACAAGATTCAAGAACTTGCTGCCCAGCATGGCCTTGAGTCGCATCTTGGCACGCTGTGCCGTTGGAAACCAGAGTTGAACATAACTGTATGGAAGAACACCAGCCCACAAATTACCTCCCTTTTGGCCCCAGCGATCACCGCGAAACCAGGGCGTCCAAGCTTTACCGTCAATCACAAGGAGTAAGAACCATGAAATTAGGCGAAACTTTTTCTGCTGCTGAATTGCAGCCATCTACACCATCCTATGACTTGCTGCCCGCTGGTTGGTATACCGCCATCATCACCGAGGCAGAGTTGAAGGACACGAAGGCCGGAACCGGCCAGTACATCAAGGTGCGCTATGACGTGACCGGCCCAAGCGGCCAAGGTCGTTGCGTCTTTGGCAACTTCAACATCAAGAACCCAAACCCGAAAGCGGAAGAAATTGGACGCCAGCAACTGGGCGATTTGATGCGTGCGTTGGGCCTGCCTGCGGTCAACGACACAGACCAGCTCATCAACGGTCACTTGAGCATCAAGGTGGACATTCGCCCAGCGTCGGGCGAATACGGCGCCCAGAACGAGGTCAAGGGCTGGCGCAGCAACACCGGCAGCTTGCCGCCTCAGCCTAAGCCAGACGCAGCAACTGGCAATGCCAGCACCAAGGCCGCGCCACCTTGGGCGCGTAAGTAAAAAGGCGGGGCGGCTTGATTTGGTCTTTGACTAGGCCAAGTAGAAAGTCAGAAAAACCTTGGCATCGACATCCTCAAGTGCTGACTTGACGCCGCCCCAAACTGAACTGAACAAAGGAGAGAATCGTGGAGATTCCCCAGCCAGAGAATACCATTACCGCGCTGATTGACAAGCACCATGAAGCGCAAGCAGCGCAGGAGATGCCCCGCCCTCACATGGGTTGCAGCATCGTTGGACACCCTTGTGATCGCTGGCTGTGGCTGAACTTCCGCTTTGCGGTGAAGCCAGCGTTTCCCGGCAGAGTCTTGCGGATGTTCCGCAGGGGTCGCAACGAAGAAGCCACCATCATTGATGATCTAAGGGCGATTGGCATCAAGGTGCGTGCGCTGGAGAGCCAGATGCGGGTGGCTTTTGGCAGTCACCTGAGCGGCAGCATCGACGCCATCTTAGACGCTGGCGTGCCAGGTGCGATTAAGACAAAGCACATTGCCGAGTTCAAAACGCACTCATGGAAGTCATTTGTTGAACTTGTCAAGCAAGGCGTAGAAAAAGCCAAGTTTGAGCATTTTGTGCAATGTCAACTTTACATGGCGGGAACAGGCATCCACCGCGCCCTGTACGTTGCCGTCAACAAGGACGATGACTCCATTTATACCGAGCGGCTTGTATACGACAAGATCATTGCGGATAAGTATATCCAGCGCGGTCAACGCATTGCGTTGGCTGATCGGATGCCCGAGCCGCTGAGTACCGATCCATCGTGGTATCAATGCAAGTGGTGCCCAGCCTATTCAATGTGCCATGAGGCGCAGCATACAAAGGAAGTCAACTGCCGCACCTGTGCCCATTCAACAGCCAAGGCCGACAGCACTTGGCATTGCGCTCGCCATGACGCCGATGACATTCCGTTGGAATGGCAAGTGCAAGGTTGCGAGAGCCACGTCTTGCATCCTGATCTGGTGCATTGGAAGCGCAAGGATGGCCCGAATGAGTGGACAGCGATCTACGTTGTGGACGGCAAGGACGTAGCCAATGGCGACCCAGACGCGCACATCTACAGCAGCAAGGAGTTGCTGGCTAATCCTGCGATGTGTGCGGCTGGAGATGTGGAAATTGAAAGGCTGCGGGGGAATGGGGCGAGGGTGGTGGGGTGACCATTGTTGTTTTGCCAATTAAGCCGTTTGAAACGGAACCTTGGCTTTTAGAGAAACATTACGCCAGACGCATGTGCCCCATAAGTCATGCGTTTGGTTTGTATGTTGATGGTGTGTTGCGAGGCGTGGTGACATATGGAGTTCCTAGCAGTAGTGCGTTACGGTCTGGCTTATGTGGTGATCGTCATTCCCAAATTGTTTTAGAACTAAACCGTTTGTGTTGTGATAACGAAAAAAACATGGCATCTACGTTAGTAGGCCAGTCATTAAGGATGTTGCCCAAACCCTCTATTGTGGTCAGTTATGCGGATGTGGCTCAAGGCCACGTTGGTTACGTTTATCAGGCGACAAACTTTATTTACACGGGATTGAGCGCAAAACGTACAGATTGGAAGATCAAAGGCATGGAGCATCTTCACAGTTCGACCATCGTGGACATGAGCATAGGACAAGAACACAGAGCAGATTACATGCGCGAAAGGTTTGGAGATGACTTTTATCTTCAAGAACGATCACGCAAGCATCGTTATGTTTTTTTTGTTGGAAGCAAAAATCAAAAGAAAACTTTACTTGCCAGTTTGTTGTATGCAGTTGAGCCTTACCCAAAAGGAAACTCATCAAGATATGACGCCGCATCTAATGTAAAAACACAACAACTGTTGTTTATATGACTATCGAACTCCGCCCCTACCAACGCCGCACCATCGATGAGCTGTATGCCTGGTTTGCATTGTGTCTGTCATTCCTGTAAAATGGACTGACGGACACAAGGAGCCAAAATGAAGTGTGCATTTGATGGGTGTGAGCGTGACGCCGTGGCAAAAGGATATTGCGACAAGCATTACCGCCGAGTGCTTAGGCATGGCAATGCTAATGATTTTGGAAGCAGAAAAGTTGAAGACGGAAACGCTGTTGAAAGATTCCATAAAAAGTATGAGATCAGCGAGTCTGGATGCTGGATATGGACGGCAGGCACA